CAACCAAACATTACATCTGCAACTAATCTCGCATCAATCGGGACCATCACAACTGGTGTGTGGCAGGGAAGTCCAATTCAGCCGTCATATGTTGCTACACTTAACCAAAACACAACTGGTTATGCAGCAACAGTATCAGCAAGTTCACAGCCAAATATTACGTCACTTGGCACACTTGCTAATTTAACAGTATCTGGTTTTATTTCTGGGGCAAATATTAACGGAAATCATTTTGGTAATGGTTCTGGTCTGAGTTCAATTAATGCCGCAAATGTAATCGGATATGTGCCCAATGCCAATGTTGCCAATACAGTGTCTGTGGCAGCACAGCCGAACATTACATCCGCAACTAATCTCGCATCAATCGGGACCATCACAACTGGTGTGTGGCAGGGAAGTCCAATTCAGCCGTCATATGTCGCTACTCTTAATCAAAATACAACTGGATATGCAGCAACTGTATCTGCGAGCGCGCAGCCAAACATTACGTCACTTGGCACACTTGCTAATTTAACAGTATCTGGTTTTATTTCGGCTACCGGAAGTAATACACAGATCGGTTCTTTGGGAGTCGGCACTGTTGCTTCTGGCACTTCGGGAGAAATCCGTGCAACAAATAATATTACGGCTTACTACTCATCAGATAAACGTCTCAAAGAAAACATTATTCCTATTGCAAATGCAATAGAAAAAATAAGCCAGATATCTGGCGTTGAATTTGACTGGACTCAGGATTATCTTGATTCTGCGGGCGGAGAAGATGGGTATTTTGTTCGCAAACATGATGTCGGTGTGCTTGCTCAGGAAATCCAACAAGTATTACCAGAGGCGGTTGCTGAAAGAGAAGATGGTATTCTCGCAGTCAAATATGAAAGAGTTGTCCCGTTATTAATTGAAGCCATCAAACAGCAACAAAAGCAAATTGAAGATTTGCAGAGCATGATATCCATTATCAAGTCATAAATAATACAAAGAGGAATAAATTACAATGACATCTTATGTATATACAGCAAATTCATCAGCACAGGCATCTGCCAATATTCAAACTGATAAGATTAGAATTGCAACTACTAGTTCGCCTATTCAAGTAGTAGCGAGTTATCCGAATGTTGCTGTAACTGGTACCGTAACTGCTAATACTTCAAGTAATGTGGTAACAGGATCGGGTTCTGTATTTTTCACACAATTGAATGTTGGCGCATGGATTGGTAATGCTACTGGGGTTACGGTGGGTATTGTTAAATCAATTGCCAATAATACAAGTTTGACGTTAACGGCAAATGCCAACGTAGCAATCTCTGGTGCAGGAGCAACATTCAATCCGTTCGGTGTTCCTTATACTGTTGCAACTGGAAATAGTGAAATTATTCCAGCAAATACAACTAGAAATAGCTTTTATGTTGGACAAGGAAATATCGTGTCATTCTTGAACGTGACGGGAGCAACTGCAGCACCTTTCTCAATTACTGAACTTGGTATGCCATATGCACCGACTGGAACATCAGGCGTGAATATTGATCCAGCAAATGGCGGAATCAGTAATTAACTAACCCCATTTCTACGCAAAAAGTATAAATACTTTCATACACTCTCATGGTGAGAGTTTATGCGGCACCCACCGCGTAACGGCTAGAACCCGTTAATGATAAAGGAAAAACAAATGGGAAGACCATTAAAAATCGCACAGTCACAGGCTGTATTGACTATCACCGCAACAACTGCATCTACTCAATTGGTTACTACTTCTGGTAATCTAACTGCAACCAACGTAACAAGAGGAATGCCATTTGTTGTATCCGCAAACGTTGGTGGGTTGCTAACAGGAACAACTTACTACGTAAATAATGTTGCATCGTCAACAACTTTTTCAGTATCAAGCACTCAACTCAGTGTTCAACCACAAACATTCCCAACTTTGACAACCACAACAGGTCAATCAATTGCCGCAACTGTCGGTCTTGTTGATTATGGCTTTAATAACCCGAACGGTTCAAACACCGCACAGTATGCTAATACTTGGGGTGTTGTAGGCGGAAACACTGCACAATATGGAAAGCAGGTTTCTGTAACCGTGGCAATCGGCGCGAATGGTACAGGCACACTCTTCACTTCAACCACTAGTACAAAAGCAGTTGGTTTAAACACTAATTTTGCTACTAATGTAGCAAACGGCGCTATTATTCAGATTCCAGTAGCAAATGTTAATGGTATTCAAACTGATTATACTACGGTGGGTTATGTAACTGGTACTCCAGGAAATAACGCAGTTGTAATCGCAAATACAACCGCAACTGGAAACGTAATAGGCACATCTGGTAACGCGTTGACTTTGATTGCAAATGCACCTGTAATCTTTGACAACACATTTGGCGGGCTGACTTCTGGCAATGTTTATTATGTCAAGACTACTCCAAATGCTTCCGCATTCACGGTCTCAGCAACACTAGGCGGTGCCCCAGTGCAGTTGTCATCTAACGCAAGTGTAACTGCAAACGCCCTACAAGACACTGTAACATTCACTGCAAACGCAGCAGTCGCAGTTTCAAATAGCGCATTCATTCAGGCAACTCCTGAAACCGGCTACATCAATCGTCAAAAGGGCAAAATCAAGTATTTGGTCACCGGTTTGACTTCTGGACTTACTGGTCAGTGCTATACTGCAAACGTAGCAAACACGGCAATGTTACCAAACACCATGATCATCACTGGTACTTACGCAAACTCATCAACCGTGAACTTGTTCAATGTTGATGATTATCAATCAAGAGTATATACTCCATGGACATACTCTAACGCACTCGTGGTTGGTACTCAATACACTATTGCAAACGCAGGTAACACTCTCTGGACATCAGTTGGTGCTCGCGACAATATGTCTGGTATCACGTTCACTGCAACCGGTAACATCGCCGGTACTGGTTTCGCAATTGCTGCGAATGCTAATCCAGATGTTATTGCAACTTTTGGTACAGCCTACACTGCAAACGCAGCAGCAGGTCAGCCAAATCCAGTCATCACTATCACTAACGCATAAGGAATTAGGTCATGGCTGCGCGTTCATCATTTCAGCAGATTAAACAGCAGACGGAAACCGAAATTGCCGTCCTTCAAGTCCAGTATGGAAATCTCAACGAAAAGGTTGATGAACTAAAGACTGGCTTGAAGGAAGTTAGTGACAGTGTTGAAAAACACACCACCGTCACTATGCAAGCGATTAAAGAGTTGTCAGAATCCAGCAAAACTTCAAACAAAACTCTTGAACAGAAAATCTCAGATTTGGAAAAATGGAGATGGATGATCATGGGTGGCGTGGCTCTTGCTGGCGCATTAGGTTTCCATGTTATAGGAAAATTCCTACACATATAATAATAGGGGCGAAAGCCCCTATTATTTTGCCAGTAATTTTAATTTTTCAGTAACAATATCAATATTTACAGTAGAAAACAATCCCGGATGAAGGGGCTTTGGATATTGTCCTTCTCCTACCCATGCATATCCGATATGTTCTTCATTGAGATTTGGAATAAATTCCACCTCCACTTCACAAAAAAATGTATGATACGTAAAATTATTATTAACAAATTTTTGAATCGGTATCAGTTTTAGCTCATGATTGAAGAAACCCATTTCTTCTGTGCATTCTCGCGCAATACCATCATATAAGGTTTCATGTTTTTCAATTCCACCACCCGGTATACTCCACGTATAACCTTTGGGGTCTGCCCTTAGTAGATATAGGTAACGACCGGTATTTGAACTGTAAAAAAATACCCCTGCTGCTTGAACTGTCATAGGTTTATTTAACTAATATATTATATAACAATAGAAAAATCACCAGCACTATAGTATCCGTCATACGATTTTACCCACATTCTATCAGTAGTGTCATAGCGATATTGGACTCCTGTGGTTATGTTAGTAACAAATTCAACTTCGGTGGCTGATCTGGAATCAAATGAAACGTACCAATCCATAGTAGTTGCATTAAATTGAATTATATCATTTGCATGCGCTACAAGTCCACCCCAAGCAATAGTAGTTTCGCCCTCTGCCCCGATATCCTCTACAATTAGATATCTTTTGTTTGGAGTTGGTCCCGGCAATCCTGCATTTGGTCCCGTGATCTGTGGATTAATAATGCTATCCACCGGAACCAGTGTATTTTGTGGAAGAGTTTGGGGATCAATATCATAAATTAAAAATCTATCATCATTCGGATTTAAAACTATAGTCCCAACAATATCAGTAGTCATATATGGGTTTTGTAACCAAATTTGTGAGATTCCTGGCCTGATAGCACCATATGCATTTAAAAATGCTGACCAATACAAATCTGTATTAGGATTGCTCGGTAACGTAAGCGCATCATTTGGTGGGATAAATGTAGAATTTTGTGGAAGCAATTGTAATTGATTACCAAGTAGCAAAAGATTATAGCCATATGGGGTAATTTTTTGTCGGGTTCCCAATAACAAATCTTCATTTTGAACATCTTGGTATGCTGTTCCTTGATAGATAGATGCAATAATCTTCTCAATAACACCCATTTTCTTTAGTTTTGCTGGGGTTGACAGCCATATAGGCATATAGAATTTCCATGACATGACATCAATCGGATTGCCGCTACCAACAGGAATGCTTCTACTACTAAAAGTCAATCCATCTTGGAACACTGATGATAACGATGTCCAGTCTATAAAATTATCAGTGCTTTGAATTTCAAGAGCAGGATTGAATAGAGTTCCAAGCTGTTCAAGTAGTTCTAATTTTTGATTATAGTTTGTTGTCCAGAAATCTACAGTAATACGTAAGGTATATGGCACAGGCATTTGTCTTTCAATGGTAAATGCTTGCGATTGCGTGGGTTCATAGGACTGAGTATCGCTATTGTAAGTGCGTTGACGGACCTGTAACTTATCAATGAATGTAGGATCGGTTGTCCATCTTTGATTATATTCAAGTCCACTGATATAATAGGTAATTAATGGAGCAGAAGGCAAATTACTTGCACTATTATTCGCGATAATAGTGGCAGCTTGACGACTTGAATCGCCATACATAATAGGAACACGAACAATAATAGGATTGCCTTGGGGATCATTACCTTTAGTGACATTCCAAGAACTAAATATTTTTGCAAATTGAATTAAGTATCTTCTTATCTGAGAATCGTAAAAAAATTCAGCCATTTGTTATCTCTTATTCTGGTGGAAGTATATCTGGAGAAGGCATCAGTATAGTTGACAGTGCCTGTTTCTCAGGTATATATGTTTTGCTATTATTGTTATATATTTGATTATCATTATTAATAAATCCGCTTAACTGTGATTGGTTAGTGGCATCTGCAAATCCCGTTTGTGTTCTGACATTTTCGGAAATTCTTACCCATAATCCACCATCCCAACGAAATAGCAATTGTGGCATGTAATCAATACGTAAGAAATAGTCACCAACTTGTGGATTTTGTGGAAACGCTATTCCCGCAGACACAGGATATCCATCTGGGGCTTGGCCATCACCAGTAAGATAACCAGTAGCATAGCCAAATGATCTTGGGCTTGAACGGGCAATATACTGAAATCTTGGATCACAGTCTGCACGATAGTCCATTTGTTGAGTAATATCACCCGTAAATCCAGACTGAGTGGGGTCTTGGTCAGCAGTGGCATAAGTATTGTCGGCAGTGCCATATGGACCATATGCAGTGCCTAATGGCTCTACAGCCAACAACTTAGTTGTCTCAACGGAACCTGAGCCACTTGATGTTTTGTTTGGCTGAACTTCAATGATAGAAAGATTTGCGGCAATAAATTTATCTATTTTTTCAGACAAGCCTTCGGCATCTACTGTCATGTCCCAAATACTTTGAAGTGCCTCTTTGGA